GTCCTTACGCACTACATCGGCTCGATCCACATCAACACGCACACCCCGTGTCTTCATCTCAAACAGAACAGGAATGAGTGACGCTTCAAGGTTGAAGATAGCCTCACATTCTTCTGCCCTCAGTTCGCCCTCAAGCCTCTGCCACAGGCGCAAAGTCAAAGCTGCATCCTGCTCGGCATACTCACCTACAACATCGGCTGGCAGCCGCCACATATCTGCCTTCGGATCTACACCCATCTGATTGGCAAATGCTGTCATGTTGCGTTCGTTCTTGTACTCCTTGAGGTAGTGCCCACCAAGTGCGTTCAAGCTGTATGACCAGCGGTTCTCGTCCAGTAGAGGCGCGGCTATCATGGTATCGATGATCCGTCCTTGGACCTCGATCCCCTCTGCCCGTAGCCAGCCCAGATCATACAGGGCGTTGTGAAATACTTTCGGTACATCAGGCGTAGCCATCTGCTTGGCAAGCCAGCGCAGCGTGGCTTTCTCTGGTAGGTTTCCACCACCTTCATGGCGGATAGGATAGTAGGCACTGTAGTCGCCGTTCGAGATAGCAATACCAATCACATACCCGTCCTTCCGCGTCCAACCCGGTCCAAGTGTTTTGATGTTTGGGTCTCTGGTTTCCAAGTCGACAGCAAGATACTTACTTGCTGATAGATCCGGATACCCAGACGGCGGCGTCCAGTTGCCTGCTGTTGCATCGCCCCAGCCACCGCGACCAGCGAACTGCATCATATGGTATTGATCTTCGTGCAGGTCCTTCTTAGCTTTCGTCGCTGACAATTTCGCCTCCTAATGCTGCATAACCAATGATGTCTGTCCATGAGTCCTTCTTGCTGATGTCCTCTGCCAGACGCGCTAGCTTCAAACCAACCATACAGGCAACCACTTCCTCTGGGGTAATGTCTGCATTCAATTTCTTCTGAAGCATAATAGTCCAGATGTCTGCGATGCGCTGATGGTTCAGCTTCGCTGGTCCGTACTCCTTCGCCCTCGGTCCGTTGATTAGTTTCTCTGCTTCGGTTAGAAAGTCTTCTCTTGTTTTCATAGTGCAAATCCATATTTTGTTTGGGGTTCAATGACGTGCAGAGCCTTCTTCGCTCTGGTAGCGCCGACGTAAAAAGTCCTGACCTCGGAATCTTGGTCCGGACCTTCAGTGAAAATACGATTGGAGTCTAACAGGAGAGCGACGTTATCCGCCTCGCCACCCTTGGCTTTGTGTATCGTCGATATCTTGATCCGTGGTTTCGCCGTCAGAATCCTGTCGCCCCGGCGTCTCACCGCTTCGATATAGATCCTCTCGTTGTCCGTCACATTGATCGCTTTGTGCCAAGGCGTCTTTGGCGTAACGCTCATCTCGCATCTTTCGCAGATGTCCGTTAGATTGTAGGTAAATTCTGGGTCCAGACTTTCGAGTATCTTTCTGCCAGCTTTGGTAATAGTTCCTTTGGCTAGCAGCTTGGAGAAGTTCTTCAATTCCGTTGCGGAGAGATACTGATTTTTGCATAGTCTTAGCCAAACCTCGATTCCATGTAGTACGTTGGGGGAAATCGACCAGCCAGAACCACGCCCTTCATGCCAGAAGAGATAGCCTTCGTCTTTGAGATCATTCGCAATGCGGTTGGCAATAAAGTTTGTTCGTGCAAGGATTAGCCACTCACCAGTTCTGAGGTCTAGATCCATGATATCACGATGCCACACTACTGTTCCAGTGTGATCTGTTGGCTGCCACACTTTTTTCTGCCGCACTGCTAGGCGATTGACTAGACCATCCACTATGTCATGGACTGAGGTAGGAATCCTGTATGACTGCTGCAATATTCTTCTATCTTCCGATGCCGTCAAAAAGTTTTTGACGTCAACACCCATCCAAGAATAGATGCATTGATCATCATCACCTGCAAAATATACACGCTTTGAGTTAGGCTTCAGCACCTCGTGTACCATACGCCACTGCAACGGAGCGAGATCCTGTGCTTCGTCAACGATCAGGACATCAAACTTTGGGCAGTCTTTCTGTGCTGTGAACTGTTCAATCATGTCCACGAAGTCCAGCTTCCGCTCAATTTTCTTGTAGTCTTCAATAGCCTGATGCACCACCTTGGCTTGCTGATAGCTGAGATTCCAATCGGCAGAGTCACTAAACTCTTTCTCAAGTGGCACCTCTCTAATCCGTGCTTTCTGTATCATACCGAGGTAGGCATCACCGGAACGACCAGCAGCATACAGCGTACCGTCCTCCATTTTCAAGGATGAGTTTGCTTTGAACTCGAGACCGAGCAACTTACCTAGCTCTGTGTAATCAGCACCACGAAGCACCTGCTTTGTTGTTATACCCAAGCACTGAAAGGCCAGAGAATGTAAAGTCCTGAACCACGGTAGCTGACTTGCTTCCAAGCCCAGCTTCTCTGAAGCTCTGGTCCGTGCTTCTTCTGCCGCCTTCCGGCTAAACGAAACAAACGCAATACGATCCGGGGGAGTGCCACGTTCTAGCTCTTCCTTCACAATGTTGATAAGTGTTGTGGTCTTGCCCGTACCCGGAGGACCGAAGATAGTTAGTGGTTCCATTAGAAGGGCACCTCCTGTTCCCGAATCTCGATACTCGGAACTTCGACCTCTTCCATAAACTCTGGAACCCACCACACACGGAAGTTTTTCCACTCACCTTTTGTAGTTTTGAACTTTTTATGTGCGTTGGCGGTGCCATCGGGGTTCAGTTCTTTTAGGCGTTCCTGTATCTGCCCACGGTTGTAGGCTTCAAATTTCTGGTTACGCAGATATTTGATCAAAGCCTCAAGCTTGAAGAATACCTTCCCCTCTTCCGCAAAAGGTTTTCCAAGAGCTAGTTCCTCCGGTGATTGCGCTTGTACCCTGCCTGTGCAGAACGCTTCGAGGTGAGAAACAAACTGACCTTTGTATGTTAGCTCTTCGGGTACTTCAATCTCGCTCATGTCCTGCATCATAGCTGACACAAGCACTTGCCAGTCAGCCATCTTCATTTGAGGCGGCATGGTGTGAACCTGCTCCATCACGGCCTTTTGAAATCTTTGAGGTGTTTGCAGTTCATCCGTAGTGAGTTCCACTCGCCTGCCTTCCACGTCACAGAACCAAAGCGGTGGCTCAGACTTTACAACAGACAAGCCGCTAATGCTGACCTCGGCTACAGCTCCGCCGCCAATGCCGCAAGACTTAGTCCGGCACAGGGCTTTATTGCAGAAGGACTTCAACGGTTCTTGTTCACACGGGAAGCCATAGTCTTTTTTCTCATGCTGTTTCTGAAGGGTGACAATCTCACTGGCAGGAAGAGGTGGGTTACACATCCGCATATTCAAAGTTTCAACACGGTTCTTCCAATCCTCTGGCTGTTCTTTCTTGGCGGCAACACAAGTACCAAACATGGTTGTGTTCCTTCCACCTTCTGGCAAACCTTGAGAGAACATTGTGGCTAAACACGGAGGCCACTCAGCGAATTCATCAAGTTGTTTTCCTAACTTGAGTTTCGCAAAAGTTTCCCCGTCTATCTTTACTTGGTCAACCATGCCCAGAAATTCTTCTAGTGTGGCTTCACTGCCATCTTCTTTGATGGCATAGCGCATGGTCTGTTCGTGGTCAAAGTATGGCATGTTGATAAAGTTACCAACATCACCGCGCTCGACAAGGATCTGTTCCTGCTTGGGAAATACTTCGCAGCCGCCGTAGCCTAGGAAGGCAGAGATCTCACCTGCCTTGTCCCGAAACTCCCCGGCACTAATCCATTCTGAAAAGAAGAAGAAGACGTGAGCACCGCCAGACTTTGACCGACAGACGATGGCAGGGATATTGTCCTGCCGCAGACGCTTGTCGATCATAGCCAAGTCGAGCGGATACTTATCGATGTCCAACGCACCGAACTTACATTTATTCTCTTCATTAATTGGGATAGATCCTACCCCATGTGTTCCTGCTAAATGACCCTCGATGAGGTCAAGGGTCAGTGGTTTTCTTACGATGAACGACTTAGCCTTTTGCTTTCCGGCTCTTCGTTCTTCTGATATCTGCGTCTGTCCATGTGCTGCACTAAAGCCCTCAAATGCAGCCATGAACCGTTGTGCTAAGTTCATAGCTCTCTCCTAGTTATGTAGTGCAGGGGGTGACTGTCCAGCAAATTTACGGGAAAGGAGACCGTAGGCGGGACCGGACAGCCTCACTGCTGCCCCCTGATCAACAGTAATTTCACCCGCCTAATTAGAAGGGCACATCGTCTGAGACAGATGACTGAGTGTCATGTATCTCATCAGCCGTACCAGCTGCTGTCTTAACCTCACCAGCCTTGAAGGACTGGAAGAAAGCCTTCGCTTCTGCAAACGCAGACTGCGGAACTTCTGTTGGTTGCACATTCTCGACAGCAAAATTATACCATGTACCTTTGTCGTTTGACTCAGACACAACACTGAGACGCCACGCTGTACCCCACATTGGTGGAGCGAATGGACCCTTTGGCCCATTGTAACGTACCATCTTCATCTGTGTGTTCCAGCGACGAGATACTTTGAGTTGGGTCTTCTTCATGTCACAGATCGCTTGCTGGCTGATGCCAGTTTCTGGATCTACAATCATGACTAAGTGTTGTGCTGAACGCACTAGCTCGTTGCCAGAAGGCAGAATCTCTGCCGCACCCTCACGGTGTGTGTTCGCAACGTCTGGGTCGTTCGGGTTCAGTTCACCCATGAAGCCACCGCCTGATGTACGCAGGCCGAACTCCAGATACTTAACGGTGTATCCGCAGGGTATTACAATACACCCCTTCTCTCCGTCCCAAGTCTGACCAGTCACGGTGTTGAATAGATCACCAGCTGACGCACCCTTAATAAACTTCGGGTCGTTCTTAATGATCTCCGGTGACAGAGGCTGAATGATCCGCAAGAATGGGATCTGCATATCATCGGTACTAATTGCATCCATGCCTTCACCAGCAAACGCTGCGAAGTCATTCATTAAATTTGCAGGTAAACCTGCTTCTTTCTTTTCTACTACTGCTGTATCAGCCATCTCTAACTCCTTGATATCTTGGCTTCATTACCTACATAGACTCCGAATGTTTCGAAGTCTAACTCTGCTCCGGACTCTACACGATTCCGAACCCACGCCTTCAGTGTTGAAGGGTGCACATATGTTTTCTGTGCAGGGTCATAACCTTGCTGACGAAGATCATCGATCATCGCACCAGCTTGGTTGTCTTGTCCGGCAGAGAAACCCACAGTGATTTCGTTCTTGATGATATCGGCCTCGCCGATGGAACGAAGGAAGGAGAAAGCCTCATCGCGTTTGTCGTCTGCAATTCTTGCATGTACAAACGGACGAACCTTCACCTTGTAACCATCAACCTCGACACTCGTTACACCCATCTCTTCCATGAGCATAGGAATGTCTTCCTCGTTGATCTTACGCTTCTTAAACTTGAGATCCTTCAGATGCTGTTCAGCTTCCTCGATCTCTTTGTCGACCTGAATAGACCGACGGATAAG